TGCTGGTGCAGCAGCTGGTGTAACTGACTCTGTCGCAGGAGGAGCTGCAGTGACTGCTGGCTCTTCCTTGGGTGGGAGTGCAGCCCTTGCCTGTGCGCTAGTGCCTGGCTTGCTAGCTGCTTCGACAGCACGGGCAGTTTCCTTGATGTTCTTGAGGACGCTCTCTTCTAGAGATCTTCCCAGTGCCTCAGACATAACTACAAGCTTGTCAATTACGGTCTTGTAGTTGGGCTCGAGCTTGCTGAAAGCGACTGCAGCCGTCTTAACAGACTCCTCGCTAGCAAATCCGAGCGCTTTCGTGAGACTCGGTGAAATCTTTGCAGTGATGTCAGCATCTATCTGAGCGAGGATCCTGGCAAGCGGATCACCTGCAACGCTAGCAATGTCTGCAGTGGCCTTCTTGAAAGATTCTAACGTGTCCTTCAGGGCGGTATCGATAGATGATGCAACCTGATTCTGGGATTCCTCAAAGTTCCCACCCAGGTCTCCTAAAATCTTCTCAACGTTCTGAACACCGACTCCGCCCAGTGCCTCTGATAGGACTCTCTTCATCGCATTAGAGGACGTCGCTATGTCGACACCAGCTTCCTCGAATCTATCGCGCAGGTAAGGCAGAAGATTTGCCTGATCCTCGTTGGCGAGGTACATTAATTCCATCGCGTCAAGGTTCACGCCAAATGCAGCTGTAAGCTTACCCACAGACTCAGATGCGCTGTCAAAACCCTGCATCTTGCTGACTATTGAATCGAGGCTTCTAAAATCAACGCCAAGCCGCACTACCTGCGCTGAGATCTTGGCTGCAGCAGCAGGTCCTACATTGCCAAATCTTTCGACTGACCCTATCACTTCCGCCATGATGGGCATGAGATTCTTGGCAGCTAATCCAAGCGCTTCACCGGCACCCTGCGCTGCAGCTGTCGAAGCCAAGAGCATATCAGTGTTCGCTTTGCCCGTGAGTGCTTGATTTCTCTCTATGAATGACTTGATCTGCTCTGTGCCGATTCCAAGGCCCTCAGCGGCGATGCCAATCTCCTTAGTGATTCTTCCACCATAACCTTGCGCGATCTGATCTCCTAGCGACAAAACAAGCCTGGAATCGTTGAGAACAGGAAGGACCCTGTTCTGGAAGGTTGCTTCAATGTTTTCCGATATCATCGCCAGCGATCTTCCACCAGCTAGATTCGTCTTGACAGCTTCGTCCCTGAATTCGTTCAAGGACCGATTTATCGAGGCTGCTGTCCTGTTCGAGAGTGTGGAGGTATCACCTAGAATTCCACCAAAGGTCTTTCTAATCTGATTGGAGCTTTCCAGCGCCTGAGTGTTAAGGGCATCCATGCCAACCTTGGATATGTTGTAACCAACACTATCCCTGAGAAGGCTCGCAACCAGCTCGCCTGTCTCAGTATCTCCCTTGATCTTTCCCTGGAGGCCCTCGATGAACTCTTTGCCTGATTTTCCTCCGAGCTCTGGTATTATTTTCCCGGCATAATCGCTAAGATTTTTGAAAGTATCTCCAAGGGCACCGCCGAGAGCTCCGCTGAATCCGTCGTCGCCCTTTTCCAGCCTTGCCTGGACGTCATTCAGAAATGCGTCTAGACCCTGTGTGCCTGCAGCTGTGTATTTCTGGAGGGCATCGGACAGATCGGTGGTGAGAGAAGCGATATCCTGCGTGACATCCCTTGAAGATCTCTGCGTTCTTTCTGACGCACCTTCTAGCAGAGAATCGACTCCGCTTTCTCTCTGTGCAGCTCTTCGAGTCTGATCGGGTGTTCCGAAACCTGTTCCAGCGATCTTCTCAAGCGCCTCACGCATTGAGTCAACGTCTTGCGCGATCCTCTCGACAGCCGTTTTGATGTCTACATCAAGTGCCAAGCGCACCTCTTGTCATATTTATGGGGCACTCGACTTATCAAACCTGCGCATCATCTGCTCAGAGAACTTGTCCACGTCTCGCAGGGAGGCCTCTGGAGTCTGCTGGGAGTTGTTCTCAGATTGCTTCTTCGAAGCCTCTAGGTCCTTTATTATCCTGTGAATGAGCCAGCGCCTGTAGGGAATGGGTAGATTCCGCACCTCACTCCACGTGATATTCAGTCTGCTCACAAGGACATAGTGCTCTTCCAGTACAGACTCCTGGTGATTACTCCCTAGGCCAAAAAAAGTTGGGCCCGAAGGGAAGAGACACCCGTGTCGTAGCTGCACAGTATGGACAGTGCATGCTCACGGAGAGATCGATACCAGGCTGATTATCCTCCATGAAGTTCCTGAGCTTCCTGGAATCGAGGGCTGGCATTGACCTGATGAAGTTATTGATCTTGGCTCGGTCTGTCACACCATCGACTGCGATGATGCTCTGCTCGAGACGAGACGTCACAGTGTTCTCGACAAGAGCGTCTGGCATGAGCTGCTTGCGACGAGACTCTGTGATCTGCATCTCCTCCTCGTCAACACCCGTGAGGAACTTGAAGTGCACCCGGCGTCCGCTTACAGGGAGAACGTACTCGAAGCAGTTCGATCCCTGCGCGACTGGCTCGATCTTCAGTCGCTTGATCTCAAGGGAGGATAGGTCAAAGGCCTGGGTTGACTCCTTGCCGCACTCACCGCAGGAAGCTGAGGCGCTGTATTCCGATCCGTATCCGGTGATTCTGACAGACACCATGAGAGCATTACGATCACCGATAATCATATCCTGGACGTTGACGTCCTTGTTCACGAGACAGGACTTGATGAGGTGCGTGATGACTGTCCCCTGCTTGATCAGGGCACGAGAGGTGAGAATATCCTCCTCCTTTGCCGTCATCGCGCGGATCTCTAGGATCTCCTTTCCGTGGAGAGGCGAGCCGACAGGGTATATCACACCCCGCGATGGCACTGGAACAGCTTCGACAGGAACTTCCCAGGCGATGTCGTGAGAAGCCTGGGGCCTAACGTGCTGGGGCTCTGGCTGTCGATCAGCCTTGAAAATATCGTTCTTTCCCTCTCTTCCCATGTCAAATAACCTCGGATAAGTTTAGGTAGAAAGAGAGTCGAGTAAACTATTCAAGAACCATTATCATCTGTGGACATCCAAAGATCTTTACAACGCCCGCTTCCTTTGCAACCTCGTCTTCAGACATGCTCCTATATGGGTCTGCCCTGTATTTAAACCTGTTATAGCGATCTTCAAAATCTGTCCACCAGAAAGATCTACTGGTCGTACCTACGTGCTTGAAGTTCGCAGAAAGGTAGCCCTTCCCGTCACCATACCTTGTGTCGACATAGCTCATAAGCTTAGACCGCCTAGAGCTTGTCAAGATATGTCGCGTAAGTCTGGAGAGTGCTCCTCTAACAACAGCGTTCTTCAGAGTTGCAAACCTGGCAAGCTCGGAGTACTCAGACCACTTTCGGTGATGAGGTCTCCTCACAGAGGCGCAAGCAATAATTTCACCATCAAGCTCCAGAGCTACAGCCCTCTCTGCCTGGACATCACCGTCAATATGATTTCTCTCGAAGAATTCTTTTCTGATTCTAGGAGACAAATTGTCGACGATTTTGCAGTCCCTGGCTGAGAACTTGGATTTTGCGAGACCTGCACGATGAATGATCATTGATTCGACAATTGACCTTCTTTTAATCCAATCATCTTCAAAGACGTGGAATAGAGAGACTCCTTTCTCTGCGCAGAGTTGCGTCTTTCGAGAATGGTAGTCTGGATCCAGAAACTTTTCGCTGTGCCAGTAGAGTCCGTTAAATTCTATTCCGAAGTTTCCAACCGGTGAGAAGATATCGATCTCGTAAGGAGATATAACGCTTCTGCAATTCAGCATAACGCTGTCACACACATTTCCCTGTATAAACTCCAGGATCTCTAGCTGCCCTCTCGAATCCTTGGGCGAGCAATTAAAGCACTTCCTGGATTTCTCCAGAGAGTAGAGTGATCTCATCTGCTCGTGCTTGCATGATCTGCATGACACAAGTATGCCCGGAACCTCATTGCTCCTGTATGAATCACTTACTACGTCAAAGTTAAGATCGCTGGCGCGCTTAGTGATCTCTTCTGTTGAGAGTCTCTTGCCTGCAGATCTATTTGCGTAAGACTGCGAAATCTTTTGAGATGCTGATCTGAGAGACTCAGATCCTTCCTTGGTCAAGCCTAGATTCCAGGATTTATAAGTGCCATCCTTGAACCCAGCTCTCTTGGTCTCTGAGGTCTTTAGGAGTCTGGCATCGACATCTTTTGTGAGACCCTTCTGCCAAGAAGTAAGTTCTCCACTCAGATATCTCGATTTAAGCGTCATAGCAGCCTTGATGGAAGAAGATTCGATTCTGCTATCGCTCTCTTTTGTAAGCCCTGCATTCCAAGATCCAGGTCGAATGCCCTCTTCTATTGACTTTTTTCTTGAAGAAATACACTTTTCAATCGTCTTGGGGTCTGAAAATGCAGAGCTTATCCTCGCGTTATGTCCTCTCAACAAGGATGCAAAGCCTTGCTTCCAGCCCTTCCAGGGCGTCTTAGAACCACATCCGCATCCACAGAGAGGAGACTCTCCAGATAGAATATGACGCACATAGACCTCTTCAGCGATGAGGTCATGATCTCCCTGAATGTGCTCGATAAGTCTCTTCTCTTGCTTTGAGCTAAAGCTACAAAGATCTATTGGGCAAAAAAGAATAGGTTGTGGCATGAGTATAAAATATGCCACAACCAGAAACTTTAATGATTATGTTAGGACTATTATTGAGATCAGAACTGCAGTACACACGCATCAAATCTCAGAGTGAGACTGATATTCGCTGCTTCTGAGGACTGTCCGTAGTCAAGATTGCTGAAGTTCGCGTTGGTGATGAATGCACCTTTCATATCCCAGAGTTCCACCACCGTGCCAACTGGGTCCAGCATCTTGATCTGGCAGTCTCTCTTGTAGAAGTCGGCGTAGCCCGCGCGACCTGAGACGACCTCGTAGTGCGTCCTCACCCACTCCATCACCTGCTGGGCACCGGAGGGTGCGATGGGATCATGCAGCGTGATCTGCATCGTCTCGAAAGTCTGCTTTCCGGCGATGTATCGCGTCGCGTTGATGAAGGGTATTGTGAGAACTTCTGTGGCGACAGTGGGACGACCTGCCGACTTCATGAGGAAGGAGTCGATGCCCTCGAGGGCAAAGATCCACCTAAAGCTTCTCTTTGGTTCAAACTTATTTGGTAGCATGTCCGTGACGGACAAGGTCTCTGCCATTACTTACTCCTTTCCCTAGAGGGAACAGATCTAACTATCTACTGGTTAAAAGGTCCCCGCATTGCTTACCTCGAAGGACAGCGAGACGAACTCAACTGAGCGGGTGGGCTGAATGAAGATCTGGCCCCTGATCGTGTTGTTCTCGATGTCAGCCTGGGTAGTTGTCGAGGTGTCGATTACAACCCTGTAACGATCGACACCGCTTCTCTCCTGGACGCTCTGGAGGATCGGGTTGACGAGGGACCTGAACCTGTCGAGTGTCTCCTCCCTGTTGGGCTCGAAGAGCAGGGAGTTTCCAACTGCGCGGACTGCACGCCTGAGCTCGATGAGAAGTCTCCTGACGTTCACCCTGTCGAGTGCGTTGGCTGCAAGCTGTAGGGTCTTCTGTCCCCACACCACGTAGCCTGCAGTGCCCGGGAAGCTCGTGATCGGATTGATTCGAGCATCGTAGAGCTTGTCCAGGTTTGCCTTGGACAACGTGAGTGATGTGCTCACCGCAGAGGTCTGACCTCTGTCAGTACCTGCCGGCGCGAACCACGGGAATGCAACTGCATCGTTTCTCGAGAGTGATCCGAGGACGGCCACTGTCGCTGGGACGGTCACCAGGGTTGTGGTGGTCGGGTCGAGGACGTTGACATCTGGGAAGTAAGCTGCAGCGAATGACGAGTTGAGAGAACGACCCTTCAGTCCAGCTACAGTGTAGTCAACTGATACCGTCTGCGCAGAGCTGGTGACGTAAGTGTTGACAGTGTCGTAGTTGTCGACATCCATGATGTAGAAGGAGTCGAACCTGCTCTCTATCGCCGAGATGGCGTAGTCTGTGACGCTGGTGTGCCTGATACCTGGGATTGCCAGGACCTTGAACTCGAAGTCTGACTTGTTACCCAGGATATCGACGGCCTTCCTGTAGGCGGAGACTGTTGGTCCGCTGATTCCGCCCTGGTTGGTGACGTCCTGGTTCTCGCGGTAGACTGCCGTGTTGGAGAGCTTGGTCTTCTCTGAGTCGAAGATGTTCACTCCGTCGAAGCCACCCTGGAAGAACGTTGTGAACTTGGCGAATCTCCTGTTCGAGGAGTTGTTAAGATCGCTTAGGGTGAATGCTCTCGTCTTATTCGTCTGATCGGCAGAGATCAGACCATTCCTGACGTAGGATGCTGAGAGCCACTGATCTGGATCAGCTGTTCCGTCAGAACCTGTCCTCACCTTCACCCTGTCAAGAACGAAGAGGTTGTTGTTGAATCTGTCGCTGTCTAGTATTGCACCGTTGACGTCTGCAGCACCTGCATTTCCTCCCACAGCAAACTTGAGAGTTCCAATTGAGTAGTCTGGGAAGTACTTGACGAACGAGTATATCGACTCATCGATGGAAGTTGCAGCGTTAGGCTCAGCGAGGCTTGGCTTCTTGCTGAACTGCACGCCCCAATACAGGCTGCTGTTTACCTGCTGGTTCGGAGTAAGACCAACTGCGATATTCTGCCTGAGAGGCACGGGTATCTGGACAGCCCTGTTCAGGGTATTTGCTGTCTGGAACCTGTGATTCGTATCCTGGACATTGGTGACCATTGAGCTGCCAGAGGTAACGAGATGAGTTGGTCCCCTGAATCCGAAAGGAAGTGCGGTCGCTGGAACTGCGCCGTTCTCAAGTACGTCAGAGAGAACGACCCTGATGTAGCGTGAGTTGTTGGGGAAGTCTCCCTCGACGACCAGCCTCTGCGATGAGTTGATCTTGTCGAAATCGAAGAATGTCTTCTGGTTTCCGATCACCCGAGCAAAATAGCTAGGTGATGCGGGATTCATACTCAGCCCTCTGTAGCTCTCGCCAGGGATTGGCTGGGGCTGATCATCTGTATCACCAAAGCTACGCAGGACTAGGTCAAACGTGCCGTAAGTAGGATCGCTGGTATTCTGATCTGGTGTGAGATTCTCGATTGAAACCTTGAAGGAGGTATTTCCGTATGCACCGTCTGAGAGTAGTTCAACCTTGAAGAGGTCATAGCGCCCGCCACCGAAATCCTGTGAGACGAAATAAGGTGTCGAAGGTGCCTTGAACCTGTCCTCAAACTGCTCGTAGTTGGGAGAGGTGCTGGTTCCAGAGTTCGTTCCGCGAGATCCTGTCGTGACGAAAACAACCTGCTCGAGGCCAGCATCAAAACCTGGACCCCAAGAAGCGCTTAGGACACCAGATCCAGTGATCACGGCGTAAGAGCCAGGAACATCATAGGATGCGTAAAGAAGATGTCCCTTCTTCTCGAACTGGAGAGGATCCGTGTTCAGGACATTTGCAAAATATGTGTTGCTATTCGTATCGAATGAAGCCGTTATGACGTTGAGATCACCAGAGCTTGGATTAAATCCGTTTAGCAACATTACGAACGACTGATTTGTAGTCGACATGGCGCCGGTGAGTGCACCACGTGCAGGAGAGGTAGTGGCAGCAGCTGTCAAGGAAGGTGCAGCAGATGAGTTCGCTGCAGTGCTTGACGATAGAGATAGAACGACACCGGAGGGAGTAAGGATTACACCTCTGATAATTGGTGCTGCACGATTCTCACCCGAGATCTGGATTCCAGCTTCGCTGAAGTATGTGGATCCCGCAGACTCTGACATGAAGCAGCCAAGGAAATGTGTTCTTCCAAGTGGTCCACCTGACACAGCCTGTGTGTTCCTGCCAACAAGACCGTTTTCCTGTACGATCTGTGATCCGACAACGAATCCTGCATTTGTAACCTTGCCAGTCGATGCATCGCGCTTCTTTCCATCTCCTGCGCCGAGGACCCTAACGAATGTGCACGCCTGAGCGTTGCGAAGCCACTCATTGACTGCGAGAGGACCGAACTTCTCACCGTCTGTCTGCCCGAAGCGTGCAAAGAAGTCGTTGACGCTTCCGACTGTGACGGGTACGAAAGCTGGACCTAGGTTAGAGGTTCCAACGATCGCAGCTGGGACACCGACAGGACCAACAGCAGTGACTCCGGTGAGATCGGATTCGACAGCTGTGACGCCCGCGCTTGTGTAGACTACTTCTCCCGCCATATTGATCTCCTAATGTTGCTAATTATCATGCGAAGGTAACGCCGTACTGGTCGATTACAAAGTTGATGGCTATGAACTCGACAGCACGTGTTGGTGCGATTATGATCTTCCCGTTCAGCCTGTTCTGGTTGATATCTTCCTGGCTATTGTTCGTTCCGTCGCATATAACCCTGAACTGATCAACTCCCTGCTGGGTCTGGATCAGTGCAAGCTGCGGATTAACCAGGGAAACAAACTTCGCGCGGGTTGCAGGTGTATTCTGCTCAAACACGAGACCTAGCGCTGCGTTGGAAACTATGCGCTTCACCTCGAGCAAGAGCCTTCTGACGTTCACCCTGTCAAGAGCTGTGCGAGCCTGCTGCAGTGTCTTCTGTCCGAAGATAACGAATCCTGCGTTCGGGAAAGATGCGATCGGATTAATTCTGTTGATGTAGAGATTATCACGATCAGCTGTGTTGAGACGTGTGGCGACGTTGACAACCCTCTCAAGTGCACCCCTGTTAAATCCAGCGGGAGCGAACCACGGGAAAGATACGCTGTCGTTAAATCCGAGAGCGCTGAGTGCAGCGACTGAAGCACCAACAACAACTGGCTGGCCAGTAACTGGGTCTGTGATCGAGACATCTGGGAAGTAAGTTGCAGCGTACGAGTTGTTGTAGTTACGACGTGCAAAGGCCGTCACAGTCTTGTCAGTATCTGGCCTTGCAGAAGCGTAGCTGAAGAGCCTGTTACCGCTGTCGTCGTAAGCTGGAATATCCATGAGGTATATCGCCTTGGAGTATTCCTGCGTAGCCTGCGACGTGTAGTCTGTGACGAATGGATCCCTGATTCCAGGTGTGGCGATGATGTTGACAGACGAGTTCTGGGAATCGAGAATCGTTGAGGCGCCGACCCTGTATGCCTGCACGTAAGCGTTCCTGGTTCCGACCCCTGGTGAGAAAGATGAGTCTAGTCCAATATTGAGACTCGCTACTGCCTTTCCTCCTGTCTCACTTGACGTTGCTCTGTCATTGAGGTATGACATGTCCTTGTCAAGGATGTTTGTTCCGTCAAATCCGCCGTAGAACATGTTGGTGAACTTGGCGTAACCAGACAGCTTGTTGAAGTAGATGGAGGATGTTAGAGATGCAAGCGACGCGAAGGTGAGACGACTATTACCAGAATCAGCGATGGTGTAGTTAGAGACGTTGGGGACACCGTTTCGGATGTAGGCAGCCTCTCTCATCAGATCATCAGCTGTTCCTGTGAGGTATGTGTCGACTGTCGTCGCGACGTTTGTACCAATCAGGTTCATTGACAGTGCAACCCTAGCAAGGGTGAACTTGTTGTTGTTGAACTGATCGGCACCAGATCCTGTCACAAGGGTGTCAAGCTTTGCGATACCAAGAAGCTTGCTGTAGTTCTCTACAATCTCGTTGGGAGAAGCCGACGCGTTTGAGTAGAAGATGGCATTAGTGAGGACATCTTCGCTCTGTAGTCTTTCGAACTTCACGCCCCAGGTGAGCCTAGGATCTGCAAGCTCGTATTGACCTGGCTGTCCGACGAACCCACCGGAAGTGTTGACTGAGCCCTTCGTGACCTTGAACCTGAAGGGCACAGGTGGCAGGATTGATCTGATTGCGTTGGCGCCGTCTCCTGTTGCCACTGTTGCAAGCCTGAGGGGCGAGCCGCCAGCAATGTTGGAGATCGCTGTCGTTCCATCTGTCAGGGTGTCGTTTGTCTTGACGACAGGAAGTCCACGGAATCCGAAGGGTAGAGCGGCAGTTGGAACAGCTCCTCTCAGGAGATCTGTTGAGAGGACAACGCGAATGTAAGCAGATGAATTCGCATACCTTCCCATCGTTATCAGGCGCCTATCAGAGGTAGACTCGGCATCGAAGTTGTAGAAGGTCTTAGAGTCTCCTATCACCTTGGCGATGAAGAATTCTGACGCTGGGTTGAGATCACATGGACCGAACTGCTCCAGAATCGACATATCCTGGTCGCTGTCCATGAAGTCTCGGACGAGAACCGTAAAGGTGCCGTACGGATTGTTGGGATCTGATGATCTGGCGACATTCGAGATAGTGATCTTGAATCTCGATGAAGCGTTTGCACCATCCGAGAGAGTCTCGAAGCTAAACAGGTCGTACTCAGTGTTGCCGAATGGCTGCGATATGAAAGGTGTGGTGCGAGGAGTCGAGTACCTCGTGTCGAACCTTCCAAAGAGATCGTTAAAAGTGACACCGCTGAATCCGTTCGAGGTTGCAGACCCAGAAGCTAGAACGACTGCACCCGAGTCTGTAGAAACTGATGCTACCTCTTTCTCGACTGGGAAGTGTGCATATAGCAGGTGCTCATCCTGCTGGAACCTGGCAGGGTCTGTGTTGAGGATCTTGGCGATGTAGTTATCGCTCTGCGGATCCAGAGAAGCTGTTAGTACCCTAACGCCTGCTGAACCGTCAGCAGTTGAGAAACCCGTTGCAGAGCTAGAGATGACAAGCTTGAAACACTCAAACGTCGGAGTCCCGGTGGAGAATCCGATGGTAGCTGCGTCATCAGTGGTGTTTGAGTTGCTGTACGCCTGATCGTGATCGAGAACCTGGAGACGAGTTCCTGATGCAAGGAAAACCATGCCCCTGACGAGTCTCGCGTAGCTGCTAGCTAGACCAAAGCTGTCGTTCTGGAATTCAGGATATCCGATTGCTGCTGTGGAGCTAACGAAGTGCTTCGCGGTGATGAACTGCACGCAACCCTTCTTCCTGAGATCATTGCTGGATGCGCTGCTTCCCTTGACAATGAAGCCTGCACCCGAGACAGTACCAAACTGCTGGGTCGTCAGGATGTCTGAGGTGGTTGTGTTTCCTCCGGCGCCTAGAACCCTGACGAACGTGAGGGCGGACCTGTTTCTTAAGAACTCTGAGACAGCGTAGGGTGCTGGCATATTCGGATCAACAGTTCCGAATGTCTTGGTGAAGTCATCGAAGGAGCCAACAGTCACCGGAACGAAAGCGGGGCCCATCATAGATGCACCTACGACTCCCGCGGGTACACCGGTCGGAGCAGCAGGACCTGGACCTAGCAAAGTCTCTGAATCGAAGTATCCCGGTGAGTTGAATGTCTGCTCAGCAGCCATATTGATTCTCCTTAGTTGCGCGTCTAGCGAAACTAACTATCAAGTTATCCACTAATTATCGCTAGTCAGGCTCACTCTCTAGCTTGACGACAATAAGGCTGCTCGATACTGTCTCGCCTGTTCGCGCATCAGCAGCAAGGACGCTAACAAGTCTCTTGGATCCCTTCCCTGTGAATGGATCGACTATGGTTTGAACGATCTTGGTTCCATCATCTCTTCTCGACACGTTCCTTGTCCCATCTGGGTTCACGTCATCAGTATCTGAGAGAACAAACTTTTTTGACTCTGCTGCCGTGATAGTTGGCTCTGGTTTCACCACCTGGGAAGAGATTTGATTGTACCCAAATTCCACGACAGGTGCAGACAGGTACTTCCTCCACGGAAGGGTCAGACCTGGTTGCTGGTTAGCGAGTATGTAGCCCGGGACTTTAAGTCCGAAAGTGTAGCGAATGATCCTCTCATCATTTGAGAATTCACTGAAGTTGTCACCGGTACTCAGGGGCGAATTAACGAACACGACGTACTCATAACCCTTGTCCGACTTCACGAGAAAGTCGTGACCCTGTCCCGGAAAGCTTGACATGAAAGTCTCAAGGAGCTGATTCATCTGAGACGTGTACTGTGTCCAGAAAGTTACCTCGTAGCTGAGGAGGAAGAACTTGGGATAAGGGACAGTGATGATCTCGAAGATGTTGTCTCCCAGATTCTTGTCCAATAGCGCCTTAGGAGTCTGAACGATGCTTGAACCGCCCTTGCCCCTTCTAGTGGCCACAGTCCCTGGGCTTGCAACATTCCCAGGATACACATCTCTGCTGCTGAAGTTTGCTGAAGCTGCAACGTTCTTTTGATTAGAAATCTTCAGCTTATTGATGAGTTGTTGATATGATCTGTCCTCACTAGAAAGCCGCTTTTTGACGACGTAATTTGGCTGATCTCTAAATGATA